AAATGCTCCTTAATTCCCTAATTGATTTGGGCATGCTGACCCAGTCCCCAGACCACCCCACTGATGCTGGATTCGATGAGTTGCTCAGGGTCGTCATCGATGACCTCGAATGGCTTAAAGACCCAGCAAATAGTGATGATTTTCATTTAGTCCCAGACAAAATTGTTCATTTTGAAGAAATTTGGGCTAGAGTTAACTCCCTTTGGAAAATCTGGGCTACTCGTAAATGCGCCCCAGAACAAAATGCAAAATTTGTTTCTTTTTACCGAAATTTTGAGCGTATTCTCGATCGCGTCGTCGATAATTCTCCTTCTGAGATTTTTCGAGTTGACCCCTTCCAGATCGGCATAGCTGGTGCTCCAGGTGTCGGTAAAGGAGGCGTCATGTTGTCCCTTGCCAGAGTTATCGCTCACATTCAAGGATGGAGTGATAACAAACTTTTGTTTTGTAGAACCCCAGGCATGAAACACTTCGACGGATATGGTCCTCACCCAATTTATGTTGAGGACGACAAAGATCAATTTGACGGCAGTGAAGAGATGTTGTACGACATCATGTTCAAATCCAACGCTGAAGTCACTGTCCCTATGGCCCGTCTCGAGCAGAAAGGAGCAAAATTTCGATCTTATCTTATGCTCCACACCACCAACGTAAAAGATCCCAAAGCCACAGGAGCCGCTTCGACAAAAGCCTACAAGCGGCGAAGAGATTTTCTAGTCAACACCACCATGCAAATGGTTGATGGTCAGCGTGTTTACACGTTTCAAGAACTTGACCCAATCAACATACAAAATGTTGGGCAGCCAATGTCTATGGCGGAATTTTTCTGCCAGTGCCAAAATCGTTTCACCCGGCACATGGAAAATCAATTTCGTCTCATGGCTAGTCTCCGTGTTAGACCACATCGCAATTTCAAATTTCTTCCAGACTGCACGCCTCAACTTATGAGAGCTATATACGAGGAAGTTTGTCCGGCCACCGTGAACACACCTATCGAAGAACTCCCTGGTGTCGTCCCCACTGCTTGGAATGATATTATTGTCCAAGCTCTAGTCAATCGAGTGGAGACCGAACCAGATGTTGATTATTCAACATGGAATAGGAGTGTTCCCAATCCAGACATTCGTGTTCTACATCCCAACCAAGAACACTTCCCCGGTCTGTCCGAGAAGATAACAGTTCCCGCTCTCAATCAAGAGGAACTGGAATACTTATCAGAACATCGACAAGATTTGTATTCAAAGTGGTATGACATTGGAGAACAGTATCTCCTTGCTTCCTTCACCGGCGACGTTGCCAAGCGTGAATCTCTTGAAACACAAATGGAAACGTGCGTGCTCACTTCCCGTCGAGCAGTTGAAGGTAGGTTGACGGCGACTCAACAGGCCGAGAAACATCTTTCTTGGCTTCGTGACCACCCTGAATCTCTCCCACATATGGCTGTTATAAGATCTTTTTCCCTTAACGGCGAAGAGCTGGGTCCCATCAACCCAGAAATCATGTTGGAAATGCAGAAGGATCTCAAACGAGGTGTCACCAACATAGAATGGAAAATGTCTATTGATGACAATAATAGGATACAGTTGATGATGGAAATTACATCTTACATCGGTGACGAACGCCATGTCACGCACTGTATTCTAAAAGAGGAAAATAAGTTTCATGCTCGTATCCTCGCCATTCTCCTCACCCGAATGAAGTCCACTGCCACAGATGAGAGAGAGAAAGCCGCCATCCAACTTTATCTCTCGAACGCGCTAGTGAAGGTAGCTGCGACCGCCGAAGAAGACGAGAGAATAGACTACGCTGCTTACCAACAAGCTTTGCGAAATTATCGTCTTCTTGTCGAAAAACGAAATCGCAATCCCAGTGATCTCAGCGAAGAAGAACTTGACCAAGCTGAGGAACTTCTCAAACGCCACCTTTTCACTCAAAAATATAAGTGGCGTCACACTGGCACTTCCACTTGGGAATCCCCCCCACATAAAGATGGTCCCCGTTACTCACACCCTGTCTTTTGTGATGCGGACGATTGGGCTGCCATATTCAACGAGACCATGGCTGCACTCTCTTCTATGTTAAACACTGGAGAGTTTGTTTTTGGCTATGTCATCTTTGGATGGTGGGAGCCTAATCTATTTGGCCGCCAGTTTACCATTCCCATCCCTTTTGTCCCCTTCCTTGTTGGAGCTACTTGGACTCGGTGGTTCATCTCAACTTTCGTACCTGCCGACAAACAGCAAGCCACTATGCGAGCCGCCCTCGCAAATATCATGGTCTTCCGCGGACTATTTGACCCTTTCAAAGTCATACATTGGATGCGTTGGACGTGGTATAATGTTCCACTTCTACCTGGAATGATGTGGTCCACAGTGGCACTATATTTTGTGAGTTCTCTTTGGAGTACTCGCTTTTTCCAGTACGGTGCTGCTTCTGTTTTGATCAACCCCAAGTACACCTCTACAGTTATCCACGACTCTTCGTGGAACTATACTCACAATTTGCCCTTATGGCTGGACTCCGTGATAATTTCACTCCGGAGTTTGTTCCCCCACACGACCCATTTCCTACCGATGCCCCTTCATTATTGAATCGGATTTGGGCCCGTGTCAAAAATTTCTTTCTCAACTTTAGAATAGTGAATTATATGTTTTCTGACGTCCCCCTCACTTCAAAATTGTGGGTAATCTGCATGGATGTCATCCCTGTCATGCTGGCACTCGTCGGCACAGTCTGGGCTCTCAAATTCTTTTACAATCGTATATTTGGAGCTGCCCCAGTTCCCCTCGCTCTCCCTCTTTCTGCCACTGCTATGAAAGGAATTTCTAAGCAGCTCACCAATGAAAGAGCTGGAGGCTGGTTTGGCATGAAATCGCCACCCAAGAAAGACAAGGAACAACCTGTCGCTGAGGCTATTCAGACTCATGAACATGCAGACGTCCCCCAGGATGGACAACCTTATTATCATGTTCATCTCTGTATTAATTGTTCTCGCCCCTATGGTCATACCCACGCACGTCACACTGCTGACGTTAGCGCTCTTTTCCCCCTCTTATGTCCCAATTGCCACAAGAAGGAGAAGAACCAAGCCAAAGCCGACTTGATGAGAGGCCGCCCGTCTGAGGTCTCCGTTCTGGAAGATGAAATCCCAGACAAGATCGGTTTTGATGAGATCATTGTCGAAGGCGGTTACGCCCTTTCCAAAGCTGCCAAGACATCCCGAAATGTGACACTGACCGTTCAGAAATATGGTAACGACAAAGCAAGCCGCGCTACCAGAACGATCAGAATTCGTCCACAAAGTACACTATCAGAGGACGAAATAGACTTGCTAATAGAGACAATACCCGACGTGGCTCCCGGCGCAGTCATCAAACCTGAATCTACCAAAGCCGATGAAGTTTACATCCCACCCGGCGACAAACTGGACGACAAAGTTGCCCAGTCATCAGGATTTGATGCTCTCTGCGAAAAGGTAGTAGCCAATTCCGGAATCATTAGAATAGCAAATACCATCTCTAGAGTAAATTATTTAGGAATTTGTGATAGAATAATCGCTATGCCCTCCCATCTTTTTGTAGGGAAAATTTCCGGAAAAGTTTTGGTTTCCATCACTCGTTTAGGTGAGACCTTCTTGTGTGAGATTGATATCCGCAAGGATATTCTCAATCTCCCGAACATCAATCACAAGGATAGAGTTAATACTGTCCGCGACACCTGCTTTGTCTTGCTCCGAAATCAGCAAGTACCTGTGTTCAAGGACCTTCGTAATTATCTCATCTCCGCCTCACGACCTGATGGTGACTCTCGTCCAGTGCCAATTCGAACTGCTGAAGGTAAACCAGCTTCTCTGCTTTACTGTCACCCCGACACTGGAATCCCCTCCCGTATTGCCATTCCCAATCTTGCACTTAAAGGATCCTGCCTGTATATGCTTCACGAAAAAGGTGAAGAGTATTATTATGCGTCAGGAGCGACTTGGTATTACAACGTACCAACCATGAGTGGCATGTGTGGTGGTGCACTCGTTTCGGAGCATGTAGGCTCGAACGGTGGCATCATTGGATTACATGTCTTTGGTCACCTAAAGGTTATCGCTGGTGGCTCAGATATGTTGTCTAAGGAGATGTGGGACTATGCCCTCAAGGATAAACCCATTGTTCAATCGCTTCCCGATATCAAAGACGATCTTTCAGAATTTGGTATCGAACTGACGTATGATGTCCGTCATAATATCGACATACCGTCAGGAACCGCTTACTACCCTATTGGCAAAATTAACAAACCTGCCCACATCCCAACAAAATCCGATTTAGTACCTTCTGTACTATTCGACAAGGTCTTCAAACATGAGACCGAATTTTCAGTCCTCGACCCAAACGACCCGCGAAACCTGACTCAAAAGAATCCTTATGTTATCGCGGGCCAGAAATTTCACACCCTCCCCCCATTCCCGAAAGAGATTCAGGAGGAAGTCTGGAAGGACACGGCTCGAGAGATAGTTTCGTGCTACAACTCTGCGAACTATCAAGGTCCTATGCGTGTATTGACTGTACACGAAGCCATTAATGGCGTCCCCGGTTTCATCGACCCCATCCAAATGAATACATCCGAGGGATTTCCATTCACAGCAATTCGACCACCCGGCGCTTCGAGTCGAGCATGGCTCTTTGAGTTCACTGGAGAAGATGAGGATGGGAGAAAATTATATTCTCCCACCCCCCTACTCTCTAAGTGGATTAATAGAATCATACTCGCCGCAAAGAACGACGGGGTCTGTGTTCTGAACTTTTTCACAGATTGGCTTAAGGACGAACGGAGGAAGCTCAACAAGATCGAGCAAGGTAAGACG